CGGTCGCCACCGGATCGGGCGCTTTAGGCGTCGAAACCATTAAAATCTCCACTCATCTCTGAGAATGCCGACCAGAAAAGCGTCTCGCCCTGGCCCAAAATGGTTGCGGAGCAATCCTTCAACCTGCCCGCCCAACCTCTCGGCAAAGCGTACAATCTCTGTTTTTTCAGTCTTTGCCGTCATCCGCTCGCACTGAAGCTGGCCAAAGACGTAATCGCCCACGGCCACGCAAAACCCGCGTGTCCACCCATGGCCAGCAATACTGACGTGCACGTCGGTACCTTCAAACACATTGAATATCGCGCCTGCAACAATATCGCCGTCCCGCTCGATCCCCATGCAAGTGAAAGGCGGGACAAATGAAACGCCGATCGCCGTGCTGACGAAGTGCAACACCCGTTCATCGGTGACGATATTCAAACCACGATATCCGTCACTTCGAATGTGACATCGATACGGACGATTTCCGCGTCGATCGGCACCAGTGCGCCGCTCGTCATGCGCATCGCCGGGGCAACGGCATAACCTTCGCCATCCGCGCTATCCCAATCCTGCTGAATTTCCTTGACGCGCCCAGCGCCCCAAACACCTTGGCCCCAGATCGCGGCACCCCACTCATTGGACGGTGGTATTGATGGAGCTTGCGGAACAGGCGGCAGACTGACGATGTAGTCGGTTTGTATTGTCACCTGAACTTCTACAGGGATCGCGGTTCGGACAACCCCGCGCGCCATTTTGGCAATCTTCAGCGCCAACGGATTGCCCATGTCCTCGAACAACGGAATATACGTTGTCGTGTATGGCGCTCCCTGATCCGAGCCGCCGACATACCCTTCGACAATCTTCCCATTCTCAGACCCGAACAAAAGCCTGCCGTTAAACACCTCGAGGCATTTGCCGTCCCACCCTGTCCAGCGAGACCAGGCCGCCGTTCTGGTGTTCACGACATACATCTGTTTTTCAGTGCCGGTCAGAGTGGGCATGCAAACGACGGCAATCTGTTTTTCCGGCCAGATTTCGCAATGCCATGCCGCACTGTCGCGTTCATCAACGGTCGAGTTCCATGCAGTTTCAATATTAACCGAGATAGCCGAGGCAGAGAGCGCGGCATAATCGCGCTGCATGGCCTGCGACAGTGGCACCAGGCCGAGCGAAGTCGCAATAATCAGATCGCCGCCGCCACGGAAGAAGGCCTTGGCTCCGAGCGGCTTGCCGATCCGATAAACCCCGACCTTTGCCCAGTCGTCCGCATCACCGGGATTGGAGCCGGAGAACACCGCAACCTCGCCTTCGGTGGACACGAAAGCGCAATATTCGTTCGGGCCGTCGCCGCTCTCGATTGACCAACTCGAACCGAACAACAACGATCCGCCACGCGCGAAGACGCCTGCCAGAGGCAATCGCACCAGCGCGCCGCCAATCACGCTGACAGGCAGATACCACGCATCCATGCTTTCCTTTTGGATGAAGAAAAGCCGGTTCTTATATTGCCAGACCCGCGAAAGCTTGTCCGCAGTCACTGTGATTCCAACTGGGAACGTCAGCGCTGGCGTCGTGCCAAAGCTCGCTCCGTCAAAAACGAAAGGCGCGTCCATACCGTTCACTCCGCGTAAAAACACAGCTCCGTCAGCGTTCACAAATTGTGCCACGCTCCAGTCGCCGCCCGTCCTACCTGTCAAAAGATTGACAGGAGCGGTGGTAATATCCGCAATTTCGTTCTCATTAGCGGCGAAGAGTTTTTCCTGATTGCCGTTCTTGTAAGAGAATAGCGAGAGGACAGGCTTTGTGGCCGTGGGCATTGTCGCGAAGACATCACTACCGCGCCGGGTCTCGCCTCCGGTTGCGGTCGGAAGAACGTTATCCAGCACCCATGCACCCTGCGGCGCGTCCTTCACCGGCGCAGAAATGTTCTGGTTAGCTATCCAGCCGGCAACCGGCGCGGGCCAGCTTTTGGAGCGGACCTTACGCGGCTTTCGCTTTTTTGTCGGTTTCCTCATGGAATGATGATCCCCGGATAAGCCTGATCAACGTCAAATGGCAATCGCGCCCTGCCAATGGCGATGGTGCGCGCACTTTTGTCGGCGCCACCGATCTGGGCCAACGCTCGCTCGTAATTGGCCATAGCTTCGGAATAATCGAGGCCGTTCAGATCGCGCCAGCGCCAGATCAGCGAAAGCGTCAAAAGGCGTTCGTCGAGTTTGAAGGTGTCGCTATCATTGTCGATGACAGCCTTTGACGTGCCATTGCTTGCACGGGCAATTTCGTCGGTGATGAAGTAATATTTTGCGACTTCGCTCGGGCCCATCGGCGGGTAAATCTGCATCTTGCCGTCGAGCACGATCCAGAAACCGGGCGTGCCGGCGGCGAGATAAGTTTGCAGGTTGATCCATTCGTCGAGGTCGCGGGCTTGGCGATACCCGCTTTGCTGCCACGTCGCGGAATGGACACGGCTTTTCACGGGCATGCGGTCGAATCCGTTCGGGAAGTCGAAAGCGATTTTCGTTCCGTCTCCCTGCTGTTCAGCGAGAACCGTAAGCGCCTGCCATTCGAAAGCCTTCGCAATGTCGACGGCGGCTTCCTGCACCAGATCAGCCAGTTGCATCTCGAATTTCTTCTGCGAACTGAAAATCGTGGTGGGTTTGCGTCCGACGAGCCGAACGGCAGCGGACTGGCAGGCGCTCAGGATTGTCATAGGTTAGGCTCCAGCCTTTGCGGCGGCAATCTTGTCGTTGACCTCTTTGGCCTTCTCGGCAAGCGTTGCCTTGCCCCAACGGCCATCGATCTCGAATTCAGGATCGGCGTCAGCGATCCAGAGCTTGATATCGTCGGTTTCCCAGTCAGAGAACGGGTTTTCCGGGTCGATATCGCCGTCGTTTTCGCTTGTGGTTTCGTCGCCGGCTTCCAGGTCAACGACTTCTTCGTCTTCTTCGGTCGAATCGGTAACGTCATTCTCCATTTCCGATTCCGTCGTCTGCTGGGAGACTTGCGGAACGGTCTGGCCTTTCCGTGCACCCTTCTTGCCGGGCTTGCCTTCAAGTTCGGCCAAGCGGCGGCGGAGCTCGTCGTTTTCGGACAGGACGGCTGCAAGGTCTGCACCCTTCGCGGCATTGTCGAGATACGTCTGTGCCTGGTTCTTCAGTTCCCGGCCACCCATGCCAAGCATTTTCAGATTGTTGCCATCAAGGGCGGCAAGCGCTTCGGCCGTGTAGATGTTCAGCGCCTTCAGTTCGAGACGCTTGCCCTGCGTCAGGAATGGAAGCTCTTCTACGGGCGTGCCGCTGGCAGCCTGCGCAGCACCGGCTTTGAACTTCTTGTACTGGTCGTTGTATTTCTGGGCATAGGTGATGCGAACGCGTTCGTTCGTAACCGGGTCTTCGGCCCATTCGCTCTGTTCGTGCGCCGGGAAAACGCCAACCGTCTGCTTGTTGCCTGAGAAGCGGATTTCGCAGATCTCCTGATCGTCATAAACCGGGCGACCCTTTTTCTTGCTTTCCGCTTCGTTGATAACGCTCAGGGTCTTGAAGACCGCATATGTCAGGGAAGAGTTGTTCTCGCTCATTGTCGAGTTCCTGTCTGAGAGGTTGCAAAGAAAAAGGCGGCCCGAAAGCCGCCCTCTTTTTCTTCATGTGTCAGAACGTCAGTCAGCCAGACCGTCGTTGACGAACGGGCGGCTGATTTCGAATTCAGCCAGACCGGCGGCAGGCGTGCCGATTGCGGAGGCACCCTTGGCACCCTGCACGCGGTCACCGGCAACGACAGCATCGTCAACGGAACCGGCCGTGGCCGTCGCGTAGACGTTGGCGTCATCGACGAAGCCAGCCAGAACGCGGCCGATCGCCTTGCCCTGAATCTGGTACCAGCCGAATTCGTTGGCGACGGTGGCCGCCATGGCGACGGCAACGGGACCGATCGCATTCGCGGCGAGCAACGTCGTCGAGAAGTCGTCGGCATTGTAGGTCACCCACGATCCGAGCTGCGTATTTGCAACGCCCTTCAGGTAGATGAATTCGCCCGTGCCGTAATCCGGGTCCTGTGCCGTGGCGATATCGCCAATCCACGGGCCGGGGGTGGAGCGACCGGCCGCCGAAGAGGCCGGAAGATGCGAGTTGATCGGAGGATGCCCGATGTTCACATTGTGAAAAACGTAAGCCATGTCGGTTTCTCCTTACGCGGCCGGGTTGCTGTCGAAGAGCTTCCACTGGAACAGCGGGTTCGTCATGGTGAGCTCGCCCATGAAGCCGATGTACTGGACAACGGCGTCCTGGTTGATCGGCATCATCGCGCGGCCGATCTTGTTGAAATTGCGCTCCGGATGGTACCGAACGCGCAGGTTCGTCGTGTCGAGGCCATAGGTGGTGTTCGCCGGCATGTTGGAGCCGATGCCACCTTCCTGCACGATTTCGGCCGAGCGACCGGCGCCGTAGTATTTCAGCGTCTGGAAACCGAGCTTGCCAAGGCTGGTTTCGTCGTTGATGCGCTGAATAGCGATGGTGGCTGCGTCATACGCCGCGTAATGCTCGGGCGACATCAGCAACAAGTCAGCAGACTGCTTGTTGCGGGACCGCTGCGTCATGATGCGGTTCAGCATCGGGCGGATCGTCACCGAATTCACCTGCGTACCGAGATCGGGCGCAAAGGAATTGGCGTCGAACGCCGAGGTGCGCCAGATGGCATTCGTGCGGTCGATACCGCCATAGATGCCGGAACTGGCCACGGTCGGAACGGCAAGCTGTAGCCCGCCGAGTTCCTTGCCGCCGAAACGCGTTCCGTTGCCATGCAGCGAAAGGTCGACTTCGTCTTCCAGTTCGCTTTCAGCCGCGGAAATGTGAGCTTCCATCACGTCCATAAGCTGGTTTTCGCCCTCGTTGTTCAGGATCTCCTCATTGGAGAGCGTGACAGCGACAGCAACCATCTTGGGCGTCCATTCGGCGTCATTGAAGAGTTCGGCCGGAACGGGATTCAGGAAGTCATAGCCGTTATACCAGACGGCAGAGCCGGTCTTGGCATACAACAGGCGCTCGCGGATGCGGGGGCCAGAGTACGGCTTGAAGTTGCCCTTGCGTTTCAGGACGGCAAGCAGCGCCTTCGAGTTGGAGACGAGGTCCTGGTAGCCTTGGGAGCGATCCTCAAGCGCCAGAGACAAAATCTCCTGGTTCTTTTCAACAGATGTCAGGGCCATGCGCCCCTCCTTTTAATTGTCAGCCTGCCTGTGCAAATGCTTTGCGGAGGCTGTCTTTGACCGAGGAAGAGGCCTCACGTCGGTTCGGGTCTGAGCCGGCCGAGGGAGCGCCAGTGATTGATTTCTCGCCCTTACGGGTCTGAGCCGCGAGAGCTTCTTTCTCGGCGTCTGAGGCCGATGCTGCTGCGATGGCGTCTGAGGCCTGTGCCGTGGCAGGTTTTGCATTCGGATCGGGGTTGAGGCGATCCGCAAGCTGATAGGCTGCCTTGAGACGATCGATGGGCGGCAGGTCTGGATTGACCTTGTCGCTTTTCAGGAAGAAGGCGACATCATCCATCAGGTCGTAAAACCGTTCGTTGCCAGGCTGAGCAGCAAAGGCCTCAACTTCTTTCGAGGTGGCCGCCGTCTGCTGCTGCTGGAAGCCGGTGCTGACACCGGAAACTTGTTGTTTCAGGTCCGCAAGCTCACGGCGCAATTCGCTGATCACGCCTTCCTGCTGAACCTGAACATCCTCTGCTTTCTGGCCGGAGATGTGAGCAGCAAGCGCCCGCATGTTGATACCGAAATGATTGCAGATATGCTGAAAACCTTCGACCGGATTGCGGGCGAAGGCCTGTTCGATGTCAACGACCTTCTTCAGCGATTCCTTGAGTTCATGACCATTGCTGCGCGCAATCTCGTCGAATTCGCGAATGGTCTCATACCGGTCATGGGAGGATTTGTATTTGGTAATCCCCTCTTCCATTTCGCGCTGAACCCGGTGAACAGCGGCCTGCACCGATTCCGGCACCTTTTCCCAGTCTGCCGTTGCGGCGACATCGGATGAAAAGCGCTTGGGAGCCTCATATCGGGGTTTCTGCGTCTGGGCCTGCTGCTGATCGGTCGGCGCCGCCTTCTGCTGCTGCTGGCCGTTCTCGCCAGTCGTTTCAGCCTTTTGCGTTGAGGCCTCTGCCTTCGCATCCGTCTTCACCGGTTGCTTGTCGGCAGGCTTGTCGTTTTTCTGTTCGGCCTTCGGATCGCTGCGAACGGGTTTGGCGGCTTCCGCCTTCTCCTGTTCGTCGATCTTCTTGCGGGCGTTGGCGATGGCTTCGCGCGCCGAAGGTTTCGGCTGCTCTTTCGTTTCCTGCTTATCGGCAGGCTGGGAAGAGGGATCGGTGCGAACCGGGTTCGGGGTCTGAACGACCTGTTCAGAGGTTGCAGAAGAGGGTTCAGCGGCTGCTGGTGCAGCGCCGGCATCAAGTTCCGACATGATTATCTCCGTCTGAGGGAATGCTTACGGTTTGGAAGAGCGCTCGCCTCGATTGAAGCGGGCGGTTGCTTTGTCGATCGAGGTTCGAATGGCCTTACGATCAGGCTTGGGCTTCTTGCGTGGGCGCAATCTCGCGGGGTCGTTGCCCACTTCGACGACGCCGGCGGCCTTGTATGTGGCCCGCAGTACCGATTTGCTGCTGTAGAACTTGCCGTCGAGCATCGACTGCACAGGCTCCATGGTGTCCGAAATGAAGTTCGGCACTGGCAAGGCATCAGATGCTCCTTGCGGCGGCGCTGAAAGGCATTCCAGAGGCCATTCATCAACATCATGCCAGTTGCGGCATTTGCGGCAGAAACGCTCTGTCAAAACACCACCTCATTATCTGGCAGGCGTTCGTATCGATAATGAGAGCCATCTTCCGACACGCTCGTCAGTTTCCATGTCCGAGAAATGATCCCCCGGATGCTGAAAAGCCAGCACGAGAAAGAAACACCCGGTGGACGATGGGCCGCTTTGATGGTCACAACGCCTATTTGGCAATGAGTTCTTTTCATCTTGTCGGTACCTCCACGACTGCACCGGCGGCGGCATTGGCCGCATCGATTGCGGCCTTGTCGCTCTGCGCCACGATCTGTCCGCCCAGCTTCTCGATTTCCAGTTCCTTCTTGCGGATATCAAGCTGGCCCAAATCCATGTCCTGCTTGTGCTTCTGCGCTTTCTGCTGCGCCTCGATCTGAATTGCCTTCACCTTCTCGTCAGCCTCATACTGGCGCATTCTTGCTTCGTTATCGGCAAGCTGGCCCTTGATTTGGCTATCTCGAGCGAATGCATCCTGTTTCCGCTTTTCATCCATCTGCTTGGACTGGGCTTCGGCTTGCGCGGCGGCCTGTGCGGCTTCCGCTGCCTTGTTGCCCTGCGTCGGCTGGGATGCCAGTTGCTTCATCTGCTCGGCAAACTCGTCGATAACACCATCGAGTTGGCGACCGGCACGGAACTGGCTGGCAACGTATCGCAAGGTCTCGGCCATCAGCGGCGCGCTCTGCGGCACCTGCTGAACTGCGGTAAGAGCTTGCGTTAGAAAACCACCAACAGCAGTGGTGAATTCCGTTGCCCGCTGCTTCTGCGCATTCTCGTCAGGCGTGACAGTCGAATCGGTCTCGATATCTAGGACGAAGGGCCTCACACGCTGTTCGTGCAACAGGTCCATGACCTTCTCGATTGTCACCGTCTCGTTCAGTTCGTTGATCTGCCCGACCAGTTGCTGAATTTGCTGTTCGGCCTGCTGCAGCACCTGCTGGGCGATTTCCGGCTTCTGCTGAGCCTGAGCCTGTATTTCCGGATCGGCCTGCGCTTCCTTGATTTGGACCTGTATGGCCTTGATCTGCTTTTCGAGCGCCGAAACCTGCTTCTTGATGTCCGCGTCGGTGGCAATATCAAGCTGCGACATTTCCAAAAGGGTCTTCTTTTGGAAGTTTTCGGCCATGATCTCGCACATGATGCGGGTCAGGTCGCGGGCGACGCGCACCATTTCGTCCTGGCGGTCGCGGATGCGAACAGAACCGTACTGGCTCTTCAATTCCTGCGCGCCGAGCGTCTCGTTTGCATTGGACATGCCGCGCATGATGTCCGACAGACCCGTGATTTCGTACACGTCCTGTATCAGCTGGCGGCGAAGGTTGACCAGCTGCACGATTACAGTGCCGATCGTTTCCAGCGGCAGCCAGATGATAGGGTTTGTGCCTAAGTCACCAAATGCGGCCCAGTTCGACACAGGGACGAGGATGGACCGGTTATCGACGTTCTTCAGCGCCGCCTCTATCGCATCGCCAATGTCCGACGCGCCGGCTGGGTAGAAGCCCTTGACCTTGACCGATTCCGCCAGCGACGAAATGCGGGCCGTGATCTCGTTGATTTCCTCGATCTGATCCTTGTACTGGACGTAATCCGGCACCGGGATCATGCTGTTGCGCTGCGTGGTACCGTATGCGGGCTTCGGGCAAGGGAAGAAACCGTCAAGTGTCAGATGCGGCTCGTCATCGTCGAGCAGCACCTCAACACCTTCAGCCACCCACACCACACGGTTTGCGGACTTAATCCAGATTTCCCAGACGCCTGCCTTCTGCCGACCGTCGCTGTTTTGACGCTCATCCTTGCGAACCGCGTAATCAGCATCCTGATAGGCATTACCGGAGGTCTTGGAAAACCTCTTGCGCATTTCCGACTTTGTCAGCCAGGCGCGACGGGCAACCCAATCCACCTCTTTCCAGCTTCGGGCCGGATCGTGGGCAAAGTCCTTGCGGTTCACATGATCAATGCAAACCCGCTCGTTGAACTTCCCGTTTTTGGTCTTCGTCTCATAGCGCACCCACGGGGCACCACGGGCAAGGATGGACAAATCGTCACGCACCATCCGCATGACGCCGTCGATGTCCTCGATTTCAAAGCCGACGATGGCGCAGCGCTCAAGTAGTTCCGACGCCATGCGCGGAATAGGCTTCCTGTCACCACGGAAACGCGGGATAACGACCGGCACCGGCGGGCGCGAATAGATCGATGGCCCGAGCACCTGAATGTTAGCCCAGAAGATCTGCATTTCACGGTCGCGGCCGGCGCTCGCCAGCCGTTCCAGATCAGCGTAGCGCTTTTCAATATTATCCGACTTCTCGGAATAGCTCTGAAAGCCTGCCTTCCGGTAATCGGCAAGCATCTTCAGGAAGGGCGCGGACTTCTTCAGCTTCTTGTTCTGGTCGAACTCGTCGGCGTCAACGCTGGTGTCGATTTCATCAGCCATCAGACTGCAATCCTCGTTCTTCCGGTTTCGCTCGGCGGCGTCGGCAATTGCGCGCCACGGCGTGGGTTCGTCTTTTCTTCCTTCGGCATTGCCGGAATCCACGGCCGGGACATGCAGGCGTAACGAACCTCGTCGGCCGCATGGTCCTCCATGTCCGAGTTCAGATCCTCTGGCCGGTTTTGATCGTGCATCAGCGCCGGAATGGTCCGGATTGCGTGAATGCAGGTTTCGAAGAAATACAGCATCGGGCGTCCGTCTTCGTCGCCATCGAGGCGTGATCGCAACTGATCCCAGCCACCCATAGCGCCACGACCGGCAACGCGTTTATTGTCGGCTCTCCTGAACGTTCCCTGCATCATGCGTTCTGCAATCGACGGGCCTCCGTCCTGGCTGAAGGCCGCCGGGTCAAGCACGCCATACTTGATAGCATCTGCCCCATCCCTCACACGAACCTGAGCGCCGACAGCTTCCGCTGTCATCTTGACGCCCTTGTTCGGCATATACCGGCCTTCTGCATCGTGCTGGATGCCATACCATTCCCGGTACCGGATCATCGCACCGCGCGGGATAAGCACGCCAGAGGCCGCCAGATAAGGTTCTGTTGCCACTGCGTACCATCCGAACGAAAACGGCTTGGCGCTGCCCCAGTCGCCCGCCCTGAACCGCAACCAGTCCTTCGGGATCGGGAACGGCTTAATGACGTGAAGGTCCTTGCGGAAATTGTCGAAGAATGCGCCTTCGACGATATCCCAATCACCGTATCGCATCGCCCTTACAAGAGCGTCGGAGCCGAGACCGTGTAGACGTGCCTCATATCCGGGGTCGCTTGATGCCATGCTCGGATTATCTTCAAGCCGCGCTGGAATATACTGGCGGAGCATGCCGCCTTCCGACTTCGCCGTGAAATACGCCTGCATCGGTCGAACGCCATCAATGAATGTCGTCTTGACGAACTGGTGACCAATGCCGCCGGGGTTCGCGCCGCATACGATGCGCGGGAACTTGCCCCGATATGCCTCTGGCAGCTTGATACCCACCATACGGACACGATTGCGCAGGAAGCGGTAAATCACGTCTGTGAAGTGGGTAAGCTCATCGATCAGAAGCACGTGGATTTCAGCGCCCTGATATTTGAACCGGTCCTTCTCGTCCTTGCAGTGGCAGAGATATATCTTGCTTCCGTTCCAAAACCGGATCTCGTCTTCCACGATCTCGACGAACTTACATTCCACCCAGCCCGCCAACATCGCACGAAAGCCATTTGGGCCTTCAACGTGGTTCTTCACCAGATCGTCACGGATACGGCGAAAGAGGTAGACTTGCAGGCCGGGTATCGCGGCGCACCACAATATTGCGGCAATGCGCATAAGGTGGCTCTTTCCGCCTCCGGCAGCGCCACCATACAGAATTTCGGTTGCTTTGCTCTCCAGCGCCGCCATCTGCTTTGGATGAAGGCTGAAGTCTAGCTCGTCGTCAGACTGATTTGCCATTGATCTTGATAGTCGGCGTCAGCGCCAGCTTGCCGTCAACGTTCAGATCGAGCTTGTCGCCATACTTCTTCGGGCGAAGCTTGGCAGCAACCCACTGGCGGGTTTTAATGCGGATATCAGAGCGGCGCAAAGCCTCTCCGTTTTCCTGCCAGCCGATGTTTTCGCCATCGGCGTTTCGCTTTTCCATCCAGTCGTTACTGCCGTCGTCGGCAATATCGATCATCTCGTCGACGAGGGCGTCAGCCTGGGCCTCGCGTGCGCGTGCGTACTTGGTCCGGAATGCCTCATAACGATCATCAGCCAGCCACTCAAAGACCGTTGACTTCGCAGGCATACTTTCGCTTTCGCAAATCGACCGGAGGCTTTCTCCATCGGCAATGCGCTCGCAAATGATATTCGCGACTTCTTCGCTGTATATGCGTTCCTTGGCCATCGTTCCTATTCCCGTCTGAGGGGGTGCGTGTAATTCCGGTTTGCTTTGCTTTGCGCCCCATATGCCGGGGAAAGGCACCCGTCGAGCGGACGGCGCTGGTTTCAAACCGTAAGCAAGGCCTTGTTCCCCGTACCGGTTGACGGGGTTAGGATCGTCCGCTCGTCCATGAAGGGGTTAAATGCCGAATGCCCGCATCAGGCGGTTGATGTCCAAGCTCGCCTTGGCAATGGCCCTCAGCGTTTCGCCTGCATCATGCGCGAGGTCGGGAATGATGGCGCCAGGCTTCGGGCAACTGGGGCCGCCTGTGCTTTCTGGCATGGTGCCACAAAGAGTGTCTGTCAGCGCGGCGATCTGGTAGGCAAGTCCCTTGCCTGCATTGAGTGCCTCCCGTACCTCGTCCATGGGAACCGCTGGAGCAGGAACAGTTTTCACAGCGATGCCAACGGCGCCGTCAGACAGGCCCGCGTATTCCGGGCGGTTGATCTGGTTATAGATGTCAGCCATGGTTCAGCCCTCCTTAAACCGGATAACGGCGAGCGTCATCGAGGACGGTCTGAACGATTGCTTCATGCGGCATGGAACCACCGTTGATGGCCTCAGCGTCTCGAAGCAACTGCGCAAGGCGATCCAACCGAGGGACAGCTGTCTGGTGGAGGAATTCGCGAAGCAGATAGCCCTCAAGCGCCCAGATTTTGTTGCGGGCGTTGTCGCGGGCAATCTTGCGGCCGATCTCCTTGTCGAAGTTCTCTGCTGACGCGGCGGCGCTCTCGCCGGTCACGATATAACCGTTGCGAAGCGTCAGCGCGCAGACGGTCAACGTGGTGCCCGGGAACACATGGTATTGCTCCGACTGGATGGCTTCATCGATCAGCGCCGGAGTGAGCCGGGGAGCGTTCAAGCCCTTGCGCTGGATTTCATTCTCGATCTGCTGTTCGTCCTTCATCTCAAACTTCCTTTTCAACCTAAAGAAAAACCCCGCCATTGCTGACGGGGTCGGGAAACGAGAAAAGCCGCCCAGAATTAACCGGACGGCTTAAAATATACGAACACAGTTCGCTTTTTCACTTGACGAAAACGAACAGAGTTCGTAAAACATAATTACCGAAGCAATCAAGCTTCGGGGACTAGGAGGCACCCATGAGCGTTAAGCTCACCTTCCAAGTCCGGTTCGGAAAATGGCGATTGACAATCACCATTAGCCGCTAACTGGGGGCCGGAGGGAGGTGCAACTCTCTCCGGTTCCCAAGATACTAACCCAGGAAGGTTAAATCAATGGAAACCGAAGACGCTCCTTCGATTATGTCTGCCGCCGAGCTTACGCATCTCCGCAAGGAATCGAAGATGACGCAAGCCGAGATGGCAGAAGCTCTTGGCATTACGCTACGCGGCTATCAGAAGCTTGAGGCTGGCGACAGCCCTATAAAGCTGCACTACGCCAAGGCCGCACAGTTCACGGTCATCGAGCGCATCGCTGACGGTATGCCGAGCGATGATGCCGCCATAAATGACCTTGTGCTTCGCGCGTGGAAGCAGATCGAGTTCCGCGAGCAAGCCAAGTGGGGCAGCACCAACGGTGGCTTCCAGCGCACTGTCGGGGGCATGAACCCGTCGAACGAAAAATAGCCCTCCCAGCGGCTAACAGGGCTGGTGAACTCATGCATTTTTTGCACAGGTTCAAACATACATGCCTGCCTACAGGCTTACGGATAAGCTGGACGGCTTTCGCGATACGGTGTCCCGCTCTCTCCGCTAC